AAATGAAGATACGTGAGATGGTAAAAGGTTTTCAAGAGGGTGGTGTAAGTACAGGTGAAGACTTTGAGAAAGATGCAGAAGCTAAAAAGTTTGACTTTGGTAAATACTCAACTCCGGGTGGAACACTCTTTGGACCTCGTAAGCCTAAACTAGAGGGACTCGTTACCTACTATCATCCTGACGGAAGAGAGGAAAATGTTCTTTATGTAAATGGTGAAATAGTCAATGAAGAGCAAGTTCAGTTTACGAAAGCTCCTTGGTCAACAACTAAACCAAGCAAGTCTACTCCGTCTGTAGGGACAGGTGGTGTGTCAACAGGTTTTGAAAGTCAAGAAGAATCCTCTAACAGAGAAAGAGATTTAGGTGGAGTGCCTACTACAACTCCAGATGAGTCCTTATCTACAGAGGACTTAGCAAGAAAGTATGATGGTCAAGCACTATACTTTGATGCAAAAAAGAATAGGGCTGTAAAGATGCCTGAACTTGTGTATAAGAACTTACAACGAGAATATAATAAGTTAGGTGGTGCTGCAGTATTTGATAGTAAAGAGGGTGCAGGTGATGGTTTTGGAAGATACTATAGATTACCTCAGTCAGACAAAATGAGTTTACTATTTGAAAATATGTTTGGTGAAAAACCAAGTGCTACAGAAATAAACGACTTATTAGAGAAAAGTCAAACTGATATTAGTTTTATAGACGCAATTAAAAATGGTGGACTTGTTGGACTTTTTATGAAACTTGGAAAAGACAAGAATAAAAAAATAGTATCAGCACCTGTTAAAGAAAAACCAAGAACAGCACTAGAAGATTTAGCTGCAGGTAATGTTCGTAATCAATTTTTAGAAAAAACTGATAAGGGTGAACCTACTGGAAGAATTGACCCTGATAAATATTTTGCAGAGATTGGTAAAGGCACACCGTTGGGAACAACTAGAGTTGATAAATTTTTATTAGGTGTTGATAAAAATACTACACCTGAACAACTAGCTAGAATAGAAAAGAATAGACAAGATGTTCAAAGAGATGCTTTCAAAAACTTTCAAAAAGAAGCTGCAAAAATTACTGGAGACCCTATAAGAAGAGCAGAAGAGGAGAGTCAGAGTCCCGGTGATTTAGATACTGTAGCAGAGGTAAAAGCATTTGAAGACCAGATGCGAGAAGCTCAAAAAGTTGCGAGAGGATTTGAAAAAGGTGGACTAGCATCTAAAACAAAAGCTAAACCAAAACGAAAAAAGAATACTAAAGGATTAGGCACTAAACCTAAGGCTACTTGACAATCATGTCAACCCCAATAACAGGAGAAAAATATGCCAGAATTAGAAACAGTAGAACCACAAAAAACTGCAGGATTTGTAAGTCGGTCTCGTTCAAAGTACAAGGACAAGATTGCTAAGGACGAGCAGGAACTCAAAGAACTCCTTGCCCAGAGGGAAGGAGAAGGGGTTCAAGAGAACTCTGAGGAGAGCCAAGATGTATCTCCTCCTGAAGAGGGAAAGGAAGCAGAGGTATCTGACGAGACTCTCAGCAAGGAGGAAAAATCTTTCAAGACGAGATATGGGGATGTTAGAAGACATCTTGCGGCTAAGGAGAAGGAGTATAACGCTAGAATAAAAGAGTTAGAAGACCAACTAGCTAATAATAAAAAACTTGTACCACCTAAGTCCGATGAAGATATTAGTAACTGGGCAAAGGAATATCCTGATGTCGCAGGTATTGTAGAAACAATAGCTGAGAAAAAAGCTAAGGAAATGTTTGATAAGGCTAATATTCAAATAGAGGAACTTAGCAAAGCCAAAGAGGAAACAACTCGTAGAACGGCTGAGAATGAAATCAAAGAGGTACACAAGGACTTTGACAAGTTACGTGACTCTGATGAGTTTCACGAGTGGGTAGAAGAGCAACCTAAGTGGGTACAAAATGCTCTCTATGAGAATACAGATGATGCCAAGTCTGTTATCCGTGTGCTTGATTTATACAAGATTGACAAGGGTTTAACAGCAGGTGACAAAAAGAACAAGAAGAAAGCTGCGGCTTCTCTTGTAAACAAAACGTCTAAGACGGAGGTAGATGCTGAGGAATTAGCAGATACTATAAAGGAATCTGATGTAGAGAAAATGAGTGATGCCGATTTTGCTAGGAATGCTGAAAAAATAAACACAGCAATCCGTTCTGGTAAATTTATTTACGATGTATCAGGAAATAGAAGATAAAGTGTTGACAAACAATATTTTATTAATATAACTACGACCAAGACATAAAGCCTCTTTTTGACTACCTTTATGTTTTAATTAACCATAAAGTTTAAACGAGTACAGACTACTTATATAATTATAGACCCATAGGTTACAAAGTTAGCTACGGAGTAACCATATGCACTCTAGAACGTATAACCTCTTCCTACGGTGTTTAGCTTTTCATTAAGCCAAATTTATAGGAGGATTTACTATGGCTTTTCAAACAACGTCAGGTTATGGCAATTTACCTAACGGTAATTTTTCGCCAATAATCTACTCGAAACAGGTACAGCTTGCGTTTCGAAAATCGACTGTTGTGGGCGATATTACTAATTCTGACTACTTTGGGGAAATTGCTAACCAAGGTGATACAGTTCGAATTATTAAAGAGCCTGAAATTTCAGTCAAAGAGTACGCAAGAGGTACACAGGTAACTGCACAGGATTTGGATGACGAGGACTTCCAACTTGTCGTTGATAAAGCAAACTACTATGCTTTTAAAATGGACGATATTGAGGAAGCTCACAGTCATGTGAATTTTATGCAACTCGCAACTGACCGAGCTGCTTATAGACTTGCCGACCAGTATGACCAAGAAGTTCTTGGCTACATGGCAGGATACAAGCAGTCTGCACTAAGTGCTGTGGCAGGAACTGTTAACGACCAAGTTAACGGCTCTAAAGCAGTAAGCACTGCAGGGTCTGACGAACTTCTCACTTCTATGAAGTTGAGAAAGGACTCTTTTGGGAGTATCACAACTTCATCTGCAGGAGACCACTCTATTCCTGTACAAAACTTAGCTCCGGGTGCAACATCTGTTTCTACAGCTGCTGTTACTCCAATGGTAATCATCAACAGAATGGCTAGACTGTTGAATCAACAACAAGTTGACTCACAGGATAGATGGTTGGTTGTTGACCCAGTATTCATGGAGTTACTCGGTGATGAAAACTCTAAGTTGGTAAACGCTGACTTCAACGCAGCTGAACTTAAAAATGGTCTTGCCCTAACTAACTTGGCAGGTTTTAGACTATACGTGTCTAGCAACCTACCTTCTGTAGGAACAGGTCCGGGAACATCAGGAAGTGCAAACCAAAATAGTAACTACGGTGCTATTGTTGCAGGTCATGGTTCTGCTGTTGCGACTGCTGAACAACTTAGCAAAACTGAAACCTACCGTGACCCTGACAGCTTTGCTGACATTGTTCGTGGTATGCACTTATATGGCAGAAAGATACTTCGACCAGAAGCTATCGTGACTGCTAAATATAACGCAGCGTAAGGGAGGGTACTAATATGGCAACTTTTGACTTAACAGCAAAATCAACCACTGGTGTTGGTGCTAACTCCATTGCAACTTTACCTGCAAACGCAGGTACACACATGGTGCGAACAATCCAAGAGTACTTGGACATTGATGCTCTGATAGCAGCAGGTAACACTATTGCTAACGGAGATGTCTTTCAAATGCTTGAAATACCTGCAGGAACATTAGTTCTAAACGCAGGTGCTGAAGTGATGAAAGCCTTTACTTCAAGTTGTACCTTGGACATGGACTTTGGTGGAGGTGATGACATCATTGATGGTGCTGACATCACATCTGCAGGGTTCTGTGCTGCAGGTTCTAATGGACAAACCAACACAGTAGTGGGCAACGCAGCTTCAACGTACACTCAGTTTATTGGCACTGCCGATACTATTGATTGCACGATTGCAGGTGCTGCAGCAGCCACAGGTAGACTAAGAGTCTACGCAACTGTGATTGACTGCAATGACCACGGTGCTGTGGATAAAGCAACAGAAGTCGATAGAGACTTACTAGCTTAAATTACTACTTAGAGGGCAGGTACAACAGGATAGTGCTTGCCCTCTAATCACATTAACAGGAGTATTTAGTGGCAACAACCTACATTACATTAGTAAATGACCTCTTGCGTAGATTGAATGAAGTACCACTTAATACTGCAGGTGATGGTTTTTCTACTGCAAAGAATGTACAGGCGATAGCAAAGGATGCTATCAACAATGCAATAAGAGAAATACTGCAAGACGGTCATCAATTCCCCTTTCTCAAAACTACAAATACACAAACACTGACAGCAGGTACAGGCACATATGACTTACCTACTGATAT